ATCTCATTACCCTTTTATGGAGACGGTAAAGCGGGTGAATATATGAAAGAATTAGGATTTAATGTAATACATAAACAAGAGGATTTTTTTGAAAATGATAGAGGAGATTTAGTAATTGATAATCCACCTTTTCATATTAAAGGTAAGATAATAGAAAAATTAATTGAAAGAGACAAACCATTTATGCTAATAGTTCCAGTTTCAACTATGTGTTATAAATATTCAAAAATATTAAAGGATCAACTCCAAATCTGTATTCCAAAATCAAGACCCAAATTTATTTATTACGATAAACGCACTAAAAAATTAGATGAAAATTGGAAAAAGAAGAATTCTGCTTTTGATTGTGTGTGGATCTGTTATAAAATGAATTTTGAAAAAGATATAATTTTCTTATAAGGAAATCCTTAATGTTTATTAAGGAAAATCTATAGTAAATTTTCTCTTCCTTACAATCACTCACAAAGAAATATTTTATTAATAAAATCATTAACTATTATTAATAAAACACCTTTTTTATAATTTTTTTACCTACATAAACTTATTCTATGATATTTACAATACCAGAACTTACATTACATACCCTCTGCGTTTTTACAAAAAATCTCAATCTACGCTGTTGTGCGTCATCAGTAGCATTAACAACCACCGTTTCTGTGTGTATCATAGGAAGATTACTTACTCTCTTACCTTGACCGAAAGCATTAGACAATTTAACACCACTCCAATTATGTGCTCCACATTCAGCATTTTCCGGAAAACCATTCAAGCGTCTATCAGTAAGACCCAAAACGGAAGAAGTACCATCATCTTCTACATTACCTTTCCAGCAATAACGGTAATCATTACACATTACTGGTAGTCCATCTTCTACTTGATCCAATTCACTTTTCTGTAATGAATTATTAGATAGAGGCATACTATACCAGTTTTTAGCATCAATATTAAGTTGTGTTGTTTTTCCTAACCTATAACCAAGTGAATTATATTGACCGATTAATTCAACATACTCATCATCTCCATCTACTAACTGACGCTGAACTAAAACAGATTTTACTTTTTTACCACCATAAGCCAACTGAATATCAAAATTATTCCGGTCTCCATCTGCTCCTAATTTAATCTGATTCTGTTGAGTTAGGATCTCATCATACGGAATATCATATCCACCTTTATTCATAATTTCATCTTGAAGACCAGCCATTAAATCTGGATAAAATAAATAATCCGCACAGATTAAACAGTCCTCTTCAACCATTTCAGTTGTTAAAACCCCACCTGCTATATTATTATTCATAAATCTCAAACCATCCACATCTCTACTCCACTCAATATTTAAAGCAACCTCTTGATTTATGCTAAAAAGAGGTAGTTGAACTCCACGCAAAAATGGAATTAGTTGCGAAATTCCCACCATAAATGTAGGACATAAAGTAGCATCACCTCTAATCTGTTGTGATGATTTAGTAAGTGAATCCAAATTAGCAACCTCTTGAAGACCAGCATTAGCACCACTTTCAGTAATACCGTATTCAGTTCCTTCTCTACCTAACAAACCATAAGGAGTATTAAATCCTCTGGATAATATTTGTGATGCTCCAGTTCCAACTGCTCTTGCTGTAGATCCTAAAAATACATCATTACCACCTTGTTTAGGTTGTATAATTCCTTTTTTATATTCATTACTGTAATGTAATCTATTCCAAGTAGTATAATGTCCTACTTCATCTAAATTACTAACTCTACGACCACCTATGGTAAGATATGCTCTACGAATAAAAGAACAAGCACCAGTAGAGGTAGGTAAAAATGCTTGAAATGTAGTTTCATCTGCTAATGGTAATCCTGCTCTACTTTTTACACGCAATTTCATCTGTAAATGTGAGTTGGAGTCAAGTATTCCTTTACGCTCAAAAACATAACGACAACCCTGCTGATTAAAACTTACTGGACGCAAAATAGATGTATCTACGCTTTGCGTTTCTGGACGCTGTAATACATTAGTTCTCAATAACGCTGGTAAAGACCTTCCGCTCATTATATATAATTAATTAATAAATTAAATTTTTTTAAACTAAATTTATTAATATTCTAAATATGTTGACTCTAATTCATAACATTAACCATACCATTCTGGAACATTATGGTATTTTTATGCTTGATAAACATAAAGAGTGAATGTGGAGTTAATGTTTTACCTTGAAGATTATGTTTAATCCTAACTCCTAATGGTGTGCCCTTATAATTAGTTCCATTATCAGTAAGTTTATCCGTTGAAAAGCCCATATTAAATTGTTGTACTTTATCTTCATCTACCAAAGATGGTTTATGTGCTCTATCAAATCTGGCTTGACTAATAGTAGCACTACCCTTTGCTTGGTAAGGATTACTTAATTCTGTCTTTAATGATTTAACAAAATTACCACTTACCCAAGTGTCCCTAATAGCATTAATTTCTTCCCAATTGTTAAAACTATCCGCTATACCTTGTCCTTCACTATCACCACTTTCAAGTTCAAAATCCATAGGCAGACGCATCCCTCCTTTAGTATAGGTAATTTCGTCCAAAAGAACCCTACGGTCTAAAACATTAGTAGCATTTCTGGTAAGAACTTGAGTAGTTCTTTGACTATTATAATCATAATTACTAACCCAACTTGATGGAATGATATTACTAATGAGTGCTAAAGTTCTACCAGTATTAATATTGAGACTAATATTATGATCGTCGCTGTTAAGAACATTATAAAATGATGAATATGTATTATATTCCATCACACCATTACGGTTCTTAAGCATAGCAACTCTTCCCTCTTCAGTAGGACATTCTGCTTCAAAAGAACACACTACATCACTAATCTGGTAAAATGCTCCTCCATCTGCCTTTGCTGATGTGGATGGAAAATTACGCCATTTATTATTATTAATAACATAATTAGAATTAGCAAGGGTTATGATGATACGGAGACCTTGTACCAGTTGTAAATCTATTGGTTGCCCTTGAAGGAAGCCGTCAAGAAGAGCAATAGAAAAATCAAAAGGACGATCACATTTTTTAGCGGTAGAAACATCTTTTCCTAAACCTCCCATTCCACTATCATTACCATTAAGGTAAGTATTAATACTATCATTAAGAGGCAATAATGACGCACAAAGCCTATTATATGATTTAATTGTTGAATATGTAGCACCATTTAGGCTCTGGATAGATAATGTCTCTATACAACTATGTAGTGCCGTTCTTCCGTCAATATAAAAATCTCTTGTTGGTGCTGAATTAAAAAAATTATTACTATTTAATGGTAGTGTAGCACCATCACCCGCAACAACCTTAAATTGTCCGCTAATTCTTAAACTTTTACCATTCATTATCTTGGGAACGCGTGGAATATCTATGATTATCTGATTCAATCCAGAGCGATCAGAAAAAATACCAGCACCAAGATTAGTAGGAACTGTTTGTATAAACTCTCTTGTAGTCATTATATAATATTTATATATATTATTTATTTTTAAAATAATATATTAATTCTCAACAAAATTCTATTTAGATCTGGACTGAAATACCTTCTTTTCCTACAACTAAACGCCTTAATCCACCTACATAAGTTATAAACAATTTATTTTTTGTAGGAGGAGTTGGAGCACCTTTATAATTAACACGCACTTGAAAACCACCATCTCTAACAAGAGGATACACACCACCATAACGAGCAAGAGAACGAGCAATAAGTAAATTTTTGTCTTGATGTTCTAAATTTCTAACAGCAATTCTGGATGATCCTAATGCTTTTTCTGTCTCAAAAAGAGCAACTTGCTCCACCATAGGGTTTGCTACAGATAAATTACCTAATTTTACCCTTTGAGTCGGCTGTTGCTTATTAGCGATCATAAACGAATAATCTTCTACATTATCAACTAAACTGGCTAAATTATCATTTAGTACATTATGGGCTAAACCATTTTCAGTAGGTTTAATAATAGCAGATGTAGCCCTCATATTCAAAGCAGGAATATTTAACTGACTTTGTTGTTCCGTAGAGGTGAGATTATTTCTATAGACATTCCAAGTGAAAAAATCATAAGTAGCACCTTGTTCCGTCTGTGTTCCTTTCATTAAACTCTCAATATATCCAGTAGGAGGCTGTGCTGTCTTAACTACAAGTTCTACATCAGTAATAGATAAAGTAGGTTTTTTAGATAATTGCTCGTCTTCTGGTATAAAACAAGAATTATTTTTATCATTACCAGCAGTTCCCGCAAGAACTCTACCAACTCCACCATTAAAAACAGCAGAGAGAAGATTATTAGGATTACTTACTGTTAGAGACACAGAAATAAGACCACCAGCACCTACATTAGCATTACAACTAACAGATTGAACTACTCCAACATCAAGAAGATTTGGTAAAGCACCACCAGCAACACCAGTATTATCAAGTGCTTGAATTTTTTTACCTACAATAAGGTTTAAAGCACCAACTAATTGCTGTCTAACAAGACGGCATCCAGAGGCATAAGCACCAGCAGTAATACCACCTTTAACAGCACCACCACCAGTATCTTCAGTAATTTGATTATATCCCGCATTTCTTTCCGTCTGTAATTCAAGTTTTATTGGATTACCAGCACCTCCTCCAGTAGCCTCAAGAATACCAAAACGGCAACTTTCAGTAGCACCAGCAATAACATTACCTCCAGTAGCATTAGTTCCAGCAGTAGCAACACCAGCAGAACTCCAATTTCTTAAACATTCACCAGCCGAAGCAAGATCCGCTTCAATTCTTAATCCATCTGTAAGCATAGCAGGAAACATTTTATTATTTGGCTCACCTAATATCCCGCTATAAAGTCTCATAGCAACCTCAACTTCATTTGATTTTGGAATAGCACCACCAGTAGCACCATTCATAACATCCGTATTTGTAAATATATCATCACCAGTCTGGTATGAATTATAAAACATAGAATTATTACCATTTCTGGAAGGTAAATTATCATAAGTAGCACCATCATAGTCTCTTGATGTGTATTCAACCGCTTCAGTAATACCTCTTTTATTTCTAATAGTACGGTTTTCACTATAATGATGGAGGCTTTCAGCCAACTGATTATAATTCATAATTGTCTCCAATTGTGTATTGGAATTAGAATCATAAATACGCAATTGTGAAATTAAACTATGTGATCCGCATTTATTACTTAAATGAACTACAGCAGGAGAATTTTTGACTTGAACTTTCATCTTAAGATAGGTCTGTCTTGGGTCAATAAACGCCATAAATGAAGGTACTTGGAATCTGATAGTTTGATTATCAGTATATTCCAACTGATTATCACTTGGAACGAAGGTAGATTTAGACGGAATAGTCTTGTTGTATTGAGAACTTACAAAATCCATTTCTATATATCTATTCTTAATATTTTTAAAAAATTTCAACTTCTTAAAAATATCTTTCAAAAAAACTTTTCAAAAATATTTAGTATAGAAAATCCTTAATAGTTATTAAGGAAAACATTAATACTTTTTTCTTTTGTGATACATCCCTTACAAAAGGCATTTTTACCTACATAATCACCAAAATAAAATAATATAGTAATATCTTCTATTTAGATTATCAAGGTAATTTTTTACCTCTTTTTTAATATTTGTAGGATTTACCAAGTAAGGATATTCTAACATTAATAATATAACTACATATTTTATTTTTCTCTAACAACTTTACATTTTTCTAACCCTTGTGCTTTTGCTATTCTTTTTAAAGCATTACCCCATAATGGTCTCCTATGACCTTGATTTTTCCAGAAATAACCTTTTTTATCTTTATAAACAACTACATCTTTCAAGGGTGTTTTTGGAGAATGTTTATGCTTCCAAGTAATACAATTATCACATCCATTACAGATAGATACGCCATTAACTACTCTTTCATCAGTCCAGTCTTTATGCGAACAATTATGTAATCTTTCTACCATCTTATATACTAATACTAAATATATTAAATATTTTTAAATTTTTAAGATCCTACACCCTGCGTTGCTTTGTATTCTTTAGTAGTTTTCCATTCACCTTTTTTAATATTTCTAACACCACCTTTGCTCTTAACCCATTTATTATAAGCGGTTGCTCTTTTTGATTTTTGCTTTGTTGATGCTTTACCAGTTTTTCCTTTTAATATTTTATTTGATACTTTTGAATAATCTACCTTTTTATTTTCTGCTTTCACATCTTTACCCTTTGATTTAGATATATCACCCTTTTTACCAGTAAAATCTTCCTCTCCTTTTGCTGTTTTAGATTTAGATTTTTTCTTTTTACCAGTCATTCCCTTTTTTTCATCCTCTTTATCTTTTACTGACTGCGGTTTTGGTGCTGTTTTTGTAGGTTTTGATGGTTTTGATTTAGTAGATACTATTTTTTCTGCTTTACCTGCTGGTATTTCCATATCAAAATCTTTTTTAATTTTATGACCTATTCTACCGTTCTTTTTTACCTTAAACATTTTTAACTCTGTTCCTAATTGCTCTGCTTTCATTTTATAAACTCCTTTTTTACCTTTAAAATTTTTACCAAAACCTTCTTCTCTTAAGGATCTGTTAAATGTTGTTAAAATTTTACGAGCATTAGATACGCTCACATCTCTTTTACCGACCATAACCATTTTAATATATAATTAATTTATATATTAAATCTATTTAAACTGTGGATGCTGAATTAAGCATCTCTTTTTTCTTAATGTACGCTAATTTCTTTTTGTGTAATATCTTTTGTCTATTAGCATCATAGTATTTTTTAGATGCTTCCCTTGTTTTTATCTTACCTTTTTCAGTCTGTTGATATTTTCTTATATATTTTTTCTTGTTTTCTTTATCTTTCTTAATTATTGCTAAAAGTTCATCAGCATCCATTTCTTCTAAAGTTTTTGTTGTTGACTCTATATCATTCATTTTAAACATTAATTCTGTTCCATCATCAAATTCAATTGATTCAGCATCACTTAATTCGTCATCAGTATAAACTATGTCGTTAGAACTCATTTTATATATTATTATAACATTTTAAATTTTTCTCAATAAACGCAAATCAGCATCCATTTATTTTTTAGTAGGTTTAGATCCAAATACTTGACTATCTTTCGGCATTCGTTTTTTAGGTTTTTTCTTCGTTGCGTATTCTGCTATATGCTCTCCCATATCTTCTTTTTCATTTCCAATTTCAGTATTACAAGGTGCTGTTAAAGATTTAGGATTATTTTTAAAAACTTTTAAACTTTTTTTATCTTGTTTATGATGTTTAAACATATTTTATATATACTACTATTATATAATAAAATGAGTTTAATTTTTCTCAAGAATGATGATCGCTCTGTAGATAAAAATGTTATAGGCGGAAACTCTGCTATGAAACCTTATAGATGGCGTAATTTTTTCACAACACCAATTAAAATAGCACCTAACAGTCAAGTGGCTTTTATTAAAACACAATTTCAATCAAGAGAATTAGGTGATTTTGATGATGCTACTATTTATATGACCGTAGGACAACCAGAGTTGAACCCTCCTATACCTTTGTATTGTAGTGAAACAAATGTAAGTGATTATACCCAATATGTAAATAATATAGGATTAAAAGCAAATTTATATGGATGTGATGGTGATTATAACCATATCTTCGTTCAATCAAACCAAAATCCTATAGGACAAGCAACATTACAAGATGAATATACAACTGGATTTAATTTTGTTAAAATGGATGATAAAAAAGTAAATATTCGCACCATACAGCGTGGTATTAATGATGTTTATAGTCAAGGATTTAATAGTCTTGGTCTTATTAATACTATTGACGGCAACCCATCACCTACTCCAAATGGAATTGAGAGCGGAAGTGGTGATAATACTACATTATTTAAAGAGAATGGAATGATTGCGTTAGGATCTATGCCGGATAATGGTTTTGGAACAAATGTTTATGGTGTTGATAATGTATTAGGTCATTACATTCCATCAGTACTACTTTTTCCCTCAAATGCTACATCAAGACATTATAATGTTAATTTTGCTATGGCTCAAATGAATGGTTCTGGTGCGGGTCAGCCTAATAATGATCCTATTTCTCCTATTGTTGAGTCATTTAGAAACGGAGTCACCGGACAACCGTATTCTTTTTCTGTTGTTAATGGTGATGGTGGTGTTTTTGGATTAATAGCATCTACTACTGGTATTAAGAAAAATATTTTTTTAGATGCTCCACCTACAGCGGATAGACTTAATCCTAATGGAGGAGGTGCTCCAGCCCATCCATCAATAGCGGATGAAGGTTCTGGTGGATATGCTAATATATTTTTAAATAAAGTTCCACAAGCAGTTGCTAATACTTTACTTCCCGCACCATTAGTCCCTGCTAATAGAGTTGGTTTTGCTGGATTTACACCTTTTTCTATAGGCGTTCAATCTGCTGATTTTATGGATTTTGAATATGGTAATAATGCTGTATCAAGTAGAGAAGGATTTAGAGATTTAATGGATTTAAATGATGCCTTACCATCAGCACAGCCAAATCCTCCTACTGGAAATTTAGATTTTAAATTCGCTTTTGGTGGTGTAGCAAGATATATGTTCGGTGTTGATTGTTGTTTTGTAAATAATACCTACATAGCAACAGCAAGAGTTTTAGATCCACAAAGTTCAATAATAGAATCAGATTATATTACACTAAATCAATTAGATATTGGTGAATTATCTGCTGGATATAATAATATAGATGGTGTTGCTTTTGGAGGTGGGGCTCAAGGTGGTGCGTCTATTTTTTATATTAATGTTGGTTCTCCACCAACTCCACCCGCAATAGGAGTAGAACTTTTATTTAGATTTCGTTGGACTTCACCTTATACTATGTGTTGTGAATTTTGTTTTAGTGATTTAAATGACCCTAATAGTTATGATTTTATTTCTGATTCACCATATTTACCCTCTATTGCCCCAGATGGTACAAAAAATAGTGATCCAACTAAAGGATGGTGTATGTTTTATGATATGAAACAAGATCCAAATATACAAAATCAATATCTATTACCATCTTATCTTGGTGATATGAGACAAGTTATTTATCAAATGCCTATTGGTAAGGCTACTTGTGGTATGAATGGTTATTTTGATAATAGATTTAGTAATAGAGGAGGATATAGAGATCCTGCTGGAATTAATCCCGCACTTACAAATATTCCATATTTTTGGAATCCACCAGAGGAGTTTAGTTGTCCTTTAGTCCAAAATAATACTGGAGGTTATACATCTGCTAAATTAACTGGTATAACACCAGAACTTTTTGTTGCTAATGGTAGTGCTAATGCTGGAACATCAACAAAACAATTACATTTTCTTATGAATTCAGTAGTATTAGATTCAACAAGACAATTTATTATGGATGATGAAGCCAACCCTATTTTTCCATTATATAATCCAGTTAATCTACATTTAGGACAGCAATTAGGTTTTACAACTGCTTTAAGTGCTGAAAAAGATTTAATCACATTAGATCCAGATATATTAAGTGCTGGAACTAATTTTTTAGAATATGGATATAATGGTAAGGCGGTAATGAGTGGAGGAAATGATGATTTTACTTTACATTTTCAATTAAGTAATTTAAATATCCAGAGTCAACAAGGCGTTCAATCAACACTATACAAATCTATTATGGTAGTTAATAAATTAGAACTAACAGAAAAACTTAACCAGTCCTATAGTGCTTATAATTACACACATCCAACACCATTATGGGTTGATTTAAATAATTATTCAAGTGAAAATTTAGGGGGTTTGGATGTTCTTATTACTGGAGATGATAATAATGAAGCAAAATTTTTAAAAGGATATACTAATTTAGTAGTAGCATTTAGAGCAAAACCTAAAAGTGATGAAGGATATGTTCCAGATAATATACCAGTTGTTAGACAAATGGGTGTTAATGCCTCTGGAGAAGGAGTAGAAAATTATTCATATATGAAATAAAAAATAAAATATGTAGGTAAATTTTTGAAAAAAAGTGGATTTATTAAGGATTGTTAATGATTTTATTAATAAAAAAATCTTTTGTGAGTGATTGTAAGGACGAGAAAATTTTGTTAATAAAATCCTTAATAAACATTAAGGAAAGTCTATATAAGAAAAATTAAATATTTAAAAATTATAAATATTTAAAAAATGCGTTTATTTAAAAATAAAATTATATTTACATATATTATAATGAGTAATTCAGCATATTACGGCGATAGATGTTTTAGGAAAAACTTACCAAAGACTTGGAATAATGGAAAGAGTATTAGTGATAGACGAATGGGAGACGACAACGAGAGGTATGTAAGTGCCTATTTAAAAAAATGGTTTCCAAAAAATAGTTTTACAAGAGACACAACTGGATGGAATGCTATTGATTATTTAGACAATAATGGTAAAATAGCAATAGAATTAAAATCAAGAAGGATTAGAAGTGATAGATATGAGACCATAATGATAGGAAAAAATAAATATGATAGTATGATTAAGTATATGAAGAAAGGTTTTAAAGGATATTTTTTATTCAAATTCACAGATAAACTGATGATTTTTGAAATTCCTAAAATTCTTCCACAAGATATATGCTTTGCTAAAGGTGGTACTAATAAACGAGGAAGAGATGAATATAGCAAATGTATGTATATACCTACAAAATACTTGATAGATTGTAAGGAATATGATAATTATGAGACCTTTATAGAAAACAAGAATGTATAGAAAATATAAAAATGTTTAAAAAATATTTTTATACTTTTAGATAATATAGATGGATATAGATAGTAAAAATTTATTCCCAGAAATAAACCCTAATGTGGAGGAGTTAATTGAGAAAGAAAATTCAATTGACCCAGATGAAATTATAAAAGATGATCTGGATTATTCAAAACCAAAAACTAAAGCAAAAGATATTTTTATGAAACCAAGTAGGCAAAACATAAAATTAAAAGTTAAAGAACCTACCGACACAATTGTAGAGGAAGATATTAAACCCAAAAAAGATAGATACGCACATTTAGCCAGAGCAAGGCAAAAGGGTATTGAAACCAGAAAAAGAAAAGCAGAAGAAAAACGCAAAGCAAAAGCCGAAGCAAAATCAATAAAAGATGAAGAAAAAAGATTAAGAAAGGAAGCAACAGCAGAAAGAAATAGAGTCAACGCGAGAAATAGATATTATAAACAAAAAGAAGCAAAGCAAAATGTAGCAGAAAAAATAGTAGAAAAAACAAAACCAATACCTAAACAATCAATAAAAGCACCAGTAAGACCACAGAATAATGGTAATATGGATTTTAACACCTTTGCGAAGTATATGATGAAATATGAAGAGATGAAAGATGCTTACAATAAACAAAAAGCAAAACCAAAATCTATTAAATCCAAGCCAAAACCAATACCAGAAAAACCAAAACCTTCATATCATCCTAAAAACTATCCATTAAATATGTATGCTCCTACTAATAGGTATAAGGAATTTAATGGTTTTTAAAAAAACTGAATTTATGTAGGTAAAATTGTGTTTTGTGATACATCATAAGGAAACGAAAATTTTGTTAATAAAATCCTTAATAGATGTTAAGGGTTTTCTATATAAAAAATATTTAAAAAGTTTTTTTTGAGTTTTTATTATTTTATATAATCTTAATATATATAAAATGAGTAGTTTAGATATACAACCAGTTAGACCTATGGAGATTAGAGATAAAAAACAGTACCATCCACATCTTCCTTCTATTGGAAATAATAGAGGCAGTTTATTATTGTTGCTTGGAAGTCAAAACAGCGGTAAGACCACAATTGTTAATAATTTATTATTATCAAAGAATTTTTGGGGCGGTAAAGATAATGCTTTTGATGGTGGTGTTTTTATATTTAATCCATCAGTAGAATTAGATGATAGTTGTAGATTTTTAAGAGAGCATTTTGAATGTTATACTGAATACAAAGATGAATATTTAGAAGAGATAAAGAATAGACAAAAACAATTTCCAAAAGATAAAATGCCGAAAATTTGTATAGTAGCAGATGATAGTAGTGGTCTTTTAACTAATAAATTTTTTCATTTCCTTACCAGATTTAGACATTTTAATGCTACTGTAATATTATCTATTCAAGCATTTAAATCATTAGCCCCTATTGCGAGAGCCAACGCTAATGCGGTAATACTTATGAATGGAATTGTAAATTTTAAAGAACTTGAAAAAATAGATGATGAATATGGATCACAGATGAAAAACACTCTTATGTATATGTATTCAAAATTTGCTAATAAACCTTACAGTTTTCTCTACTTAAAGTTAAGAAAAAATCCAGCAGAGGCTTACCAGAATTTTACAAAAAAGATTAACTGGAAGTCTTTAATAAAAGTAGCAAGAAATTATAAAATAACAGATGTTATAGAGAATGAAGAAGTAGAATCAGAAGAAGATATATAAAAGTCTAAAAAAATATGTACTATTTTTATAATTAATTTTTATATCTATTAATTATATAAATACTATGAGTAATACAAGATTGATTTATGTATCTAAAGATAAAGCCGAAATTAGTAATGATGCTGAAGGAACTTTTACTAATGATGTAGATAATGGTATTATTGTTAAGGTTGGGGACGAGGTAAGTGTGGAGGCTATAGCGATTAATAGTATAGGAGTTGGAGCGGAAATTATAGAAGTGCCTACTAATATTCAAGGATATAAATATAAAACTAATGCTATGACTTTAAACTGTGCTACATATATACACCATAACGGTCATCCTTTTACAATTATGATGCCTTTATATGGTATGAATACTATTAATACTACTACTACTGATGCTACTTATGGATATATGAAAAATGGAGGAACTTATCCTCCTGCTATTCCTTTATCTACTGCTACATCAAAGTATAGTCCAGATATGAATAAATATGTAGGACAACGATATTATTGTGGTTCTTATATCTTTGGAGCGGGACAAAATCCAGCAAAACCATTACCTAATCCTACTGGTAGTGCTAATGCTGATGATGCTGTACCTTCTATTGGTGTTTGGGAATTTATTAGAAGTGATTTAACATTTGAAGTAGATACTGGTTATGATAATCCTGCTAATATTGCTAATAAAATTACTCAAGATTTTCACGCTGGTATGGTGACTCCACAATATTCTGTTTTAAATAGTAAAGAAGCAACGCCTTTACCTTATGCTACTGAAAATGTAGGTGATACTGTTTTAGATATGGGTGTGTGGAGTGAAAATACTTGTTGTTTTACTATTCCAGCACAGCCACCAGTAAGCGGATCTGATTACAGCCCTTATCAAGCAACAATAGCATATCAAAATCCTTTTTATGCTTATTGGGGTAGTAGATTATTATGTGAAACACCTTCTTTAGGTGGTAGTGGTATTAAAAATGTTGGTTGGTTAAATGCTAATAAACCAGTAGCGGGAACACCATTTTCTAATTGTATTTTTATGTTAGACACTCTTAATAATGCTGGAGGAAATACTACTATAACTCTTAATACTTTTCTTACTTGTAATCTTCCTTTTACCTTTGATAATGCTGATTTGTTAAAAAAATTTATACATAGTCAAAAACAATATCCAGCGAATTTAAAAGCAACTACAACAGATTTACAAGACGACCAATATATTAAAAGTTTAACATCATCTACAATTAATTGGGGTAGAGGTGATGATAGTGTTGTTGATAGAGGTGCTTATACAGCATTACAGTCTCCTTTACAAGCGGGTGGTGATAGTTCTACAAGTTCTAATATAATTGTAGCCACTTATTTTGAATCATCAAGATGGGGTAATTTTATTCCTACTGATTCAAGAGCGGGTGAATTTTATATTGACTACGGTTATGCTGTTAGTGATGCTACTGGATTTTCTTATAGTCCAGTAGAATTAGCAAAAAAATTAGATTGTATGATTGTTCCAGTTTATACTGGGACTTATGGTGGTGTAAAAGAATATTGTTGTGGTGTGATTACTAATGATAATGTTATTAATGGTACTGTTTTTAAAGAATGTGATTATGGTGTAGTTGATATGGGATTTATGAATGCTAATAATCCTTCTGTGATGGTATTAGCCGACTTACCTAATAAAGATAGTCCTAATCCACCTACTATACTTGGTGATTATATGAATGCTATACAGATTGGCTCACCTAATATGAATATGGTTTTTGATGATACAAGAGGTAGATTTGCTTTATCTAATATGAGTTGGGGTAATCAATTACAGAATCCGACAACTGGAACAACTGTAAATGCTTCTGCTGGAACTAATGCTATTACCACTAATTATGATTATGGAGCATTATATTCTTACCATAGTGGTGAGAAAGGAATGGGATATAAATGGGGACAGAGTGGTTTGGGTATTTTAGATCTATCTGTTTTAGATGATAATTATAATCAAGTAAAAATAGATTATTATAATCCAGATGATATTAAGAGTAAATTTAAAAATTCTTTATTAGCAAGAATGGGATTTACCTATAGACAATTAACTAATAGAAATGGTAGGAGTGATGCTGTATTTACACAAAAAACTTATGAAAGCAATAGACCAATTAAAGGTATAAAATTTTTTCCATATCCACTAACTAATAATTTAAGATTTGATACATCCATAGATGAGGCATTAAGTAATAACGGTTCTGGAGGACTTCCTATGTTTGATTTAGGCACTAATAGAGGTTTTATAGTTAATATAGCAACTGATTCTGATTCTTGTTATGCTTTGGGCTTACCTAAAAAATTAGAAAATCCATTTTGGTTAATAAAAAGCGACATCATAGATGGTGTGGAATTTAATAGTGAAAAAACTGGAGGTGGTAGGCAAAATGTTGTTGCTGTATGTAATAGGGCTTACCTTGCTGGTGATTTTGCTTTTAGTTTTGCGACCAGTTATGCTTTTAAAGCAACTAAAGAATTTGTAATTACTGGAATAAAAACCGCAATCTTAAATCCAGATCTCACACCAGCCGATATAAGTGATGCTACAACAATAATTTATAAAGTTGTGTCTCCAATACCATTCTTCCAGCAACAAGAAGAAGCAGAATTAGCACAAAAACAGAAATCAGTAGGTAAAAAGTGATTTCATAGGGGGTTATAAGGAAACGAAAAATATGTTAATAAAAGTCTTAATAGTTATTAAGGAATTCCTTAATAAATATTTTTAAAAAGTTTTTTTTGAAAAGT